TTACGATGCATGTACATATTTTTTCTCCTTTAGTGGTTGTTTGGTGTCACCTAGCACAGTAATATCAAGTATGATTACTGTGCTGCGGGCTCATCGCCCGCTTTTTCCGAGGTACTCTCCATGTTTGGAGCACTCGCCTCGTATTTGTTTACAAGACCCAATTTCTGGGCTTCTTGTAAGTTTTCAGGATTATTGAGGAACTCAATAAGTTCTGCAGGGTCGTTATCGAAACGAGCCCTTAATTGAGCTGGCAGAGTCATAAATTCGTCCTCTGCAGCGATAACTGCGTTTAAAGCAGTATGGTAGTCACCAATGTTAGTAAAGTCGCCGTAGCGAGGTGTTATTGCCTTTGTAGGCAATTGGCCTGTTATGTTGAATTGACGAAGGATATTATTTATATCCGTTTCGTCTTTGAAATGCTGCTGAGTCCGAGTTGCGTCCTCACAACGCAACCCAGACTCATTTGACGCAGCAATCGTGTCATAGTTATAAGGGTTTCTAATAAATGGGTTTTTCATTTTGAGTACCTAAATGGTTGTCCAACTGAGCCACTAATACTAGGCATCAGTTTGTGAAAAATGTAATAAAAAGTAGGATACTTTTTGGCTATATCTGACTCAGGTGCACTCTGGTCATTATTTTGCTGAATACGTTGTAAATCAGCTTTTAAATTAGTTATATTTTGAGTTAGTTGCTCAATTTGTTTATAACTTTGTGCTGCAGAAGCAGCTGAAGCAGTAGCTTGGCCTTCATAAGCTTTAGTACTAGCCTCAATTTGAGGTCTAGTAACTTGTTTATTTAATGTTTCTTCTCGCAATAACTCAGCTTGTTGATTAGAAACCGCAGCATCTGCAGTAATCTTTTTAGCAGATGCATTATTTACGGCTACTTGAGAAGATGCTTGCATAGCTTGCAAGTTAGCAAGCATAGATGCAGAGCTAGTTTGTTTTCCGCGATTGTAGCCTTCAACTGCAGCACCAAGTGCATTTTGCATTGGTGCAGTTTGTTGTGCGGTAGGTGCAGTACCAGCACCTTGAGAATAAGCAAGCATTGGATTTAATCCAGCTGCTTGCAAATCTTTTACAGTAGTTTGATAACGTTGAGCGTATTGAGCAGCACTCCACTCATTATTTTGATTGGCAATATCAATATTTGCCTGATTGGTTTGTTTAGTACCAATCAGGTTTGCGGCTGCTCCGATGATCGAATCTAACATAATTAGAAATGATCGATTAAGCCAGGTACTGAGTACATTGGCAAAGGTCTTGCTTTCTTAACATCAAAGAAAGAATCAAAGATGAATTGTTTTCCGTTGGCAGCAGATCCGACTGCCACAATACGGCTAACAGGAGGTGTATCAGCAATGAAAGTATCATTTAAAGTGGGTAAAGTTGTGAACTTCTGGGCAAGATGCCATGCATCAATAGTGCCAGCTGCTGTAGATCTAAACAGTCCGGAAATTCGGCTAGGATAATATCTATATTCCGCCCAACGCTCTTGGTATCCAAAGACGTCGTTGTCTGTGTCGTTTCCTGTAACATAAATTTCCTTATTAAGAACTGCTTGTTCTCCTAGCATAGCAAATGCTGGGAAATAGAAGTCATAACGTGTTTCACGGCTCCACATACGAGCAAGACCTTGCTGATATGTTAAATCGGCTCGAATTGATACTAAACCAATTACGACGCCGTGCTCAACAAATGATTGAGTAAAGCCATGATTGTGAGCGAGGGCAGTACCCATAGAGCCAAGTGTACCGAGAGGTGTATTAGTCCCTGACGCAGCCGATGCGCTGGTTTGAGCAATGGGGTTGATATTGATCGGTGTAGAACCGCCTCCGAGGTATTCAGGCCGTTGAAGTCGCGCGTCTGGCGAGATAACGCCAAAGTGCGATCTAATGATTTCTGTATATCGTGTACCGCCTCGTGCGTCTCTCTCGAGTAGTTTTTGTATTTGAAATGATTGACGCAACTGATTAATTGTTGCTGATGTTGCTTGTGATAAGTCTGCATATAAATTTGGATAGCCTGGAGCATTTGGATTCTCCTGAATGTTAAATTGTCCGTTAGCAACGGTTGGGTCAATAGTCGCTGAACTAGCGAATGTAGTCATTTCACCATCACTGGTTCTAAATGACATTGATCCAGTACTAAATGTACTGTTATTTTTACCGATACCTAGTACAGGTGCGGTAGTGCCTAAAGGCAAAGTTACTGCATCTCCCTTTTGTGGCCAAGGTAGTGCAGAGGTAAAGTAATCCTTACGTTTACCACGGCGAAGTAATTGATAGTTAGCAGCTGCCGTTGCATCTGTAACATCGCCTTTATATACAAGAACAGAATCTTGTAAGTTTTCGTCGCGGAACCACTGGTTCCATATGAGCGAATAACTCCTTGTGAAGAATGCACAATGATCAATAGTTTTTGTAGGATCCATTTGGCCAACCGTTGGCAAGCCCATGTAATCCTGTAATGATCCGATAGCGTATCCGCCTTCGGGAGATGTTTGTTGAGGAATAATATAGTCGATTGAATCGTCTGGGTTTTCTTGTTGACCCATAAATTTTTCCCAATTGTCCCAGACTAATCGGTTTGGTACAAAGAAGAAGAATGAATCCATTACCATGTTATCCATAATTGGATAAAGTGGTGTTGATAGACGGGCAAATGCCGTCATTTTTAAGTTAAAAGTATCCCCTGGGAGTACTTCGTCAACATATACGGGAACTAGGTAACCAGCGTCGAACGTGGTTTTGTGTGCCGACTGACAGTCGAATTTAGAGCGGGGAATGTCCGCTTTTGGAATCATTGTGAACTGATGTACGTTTACTGATTGATTGCGGTGCATTCTTGCTCCTAAGTTGTTGCGGGAGAAAAGAATCTTTTCTCTCCGCTTTGGTTTTTACTTGGTGATTTTTACCTGTTTCCCTAAGGATAGTAGTTTTGGTTGTTCATGTAAAGTGAACAGACCAGTATTATCATCAAAGCTGCCGAATTCATATAAATCAAAATCGTCACTGTGATGGTATAGCTGATTCTCATCAGCTTGTCGGTTAATCTCGTCCGAGAATGACCGAATGGCGACACCAACTGATGGCACGAACATTGGTCGTGCATATGCGTCCGCTGCGCGGTCTTTTACAGAGCAAAGTACTAGAATCATGAGGATTTCCTTAAGTGAGGGTACGTTTTAATTTTCTTAATCTGGCTTTTACTACCTTAGCTTTTACTTGTAATCGCTCGGGTGTATTGTCCAGATGTTTTAGTTTAGCAGTCTTTTCTCTTTTGTATTGTATTTCGTCAAACTCGTAAGGGTTTTCCTTATTAAATTGTTTGTCGTAAAACTTTGGTGGTTTTACTTGTTTTTCGTTAAATACGACGTAATCATGTGGATATACATCGTTTTGGTATTTTTTGAGCCATGACGTTCCGATTCCGGGCTTCAAGCTCATTTTTGCGTATTCAGGTTTTCTTTGGATTATTTCTCCAGTTTCAAAGTTGACGTCTTGATAGTGGGCTTCGGCTTGTTTACCTTTTACTTTTTTAAGAACGTATCGAGTAACGTAGCCAATTGAGTCCCAGTTAGCGTCTCCAACGGAGGAATAACCAAATGGCCAGAGGGCTTCAAGCTCTGCGGATCTATAAAGCATAGAACCAGCGGGAGTCCTTTTCCATAGTTTCTTATCATCGAAAGAGTATCCGAAGATAATGGCGTGGAAGTGAGGTCGGCTGAAATCGTCGCCATATTCTCCAGCCATGTAGTAGCGGATTTTGTGAGGTTGTAACTTTTTTCTAAGTCTTTTGAGGAACAATTGAAAGTGTTCGTGGTGTAAAGATCCATCGCTTGGGAGATTGTCATCATTGTAAGTGAGTGTTATGAAAGAGTTTTTTTCATGCATTTGCGCTTCATGAGTGCAGCGCATAGTCCATTGACGTGCGTGTTCCATACGGCAGCTATCGCATTGGCCGCATGGTATTTGTATTTCGCGATGACTATCGTCATCGTCTCGTTTGAATGACAAAACCCGACTGGGTTTGTCATTGGCATGAAAAGTTTGATAACCGCTTAAATAAGCGGTTATAGGAGAAGTACAAGGCATGTGAGGTGCCTGGGGGCTTTTTTAGAGCCTCCAGCCTCCACGTTGTGGGGCTGATCGCATATTTGGCGATTTAGTTTTCATTGAATGTTTACGGAAGGTCCTAGCGGACTTCTTTTTACTTACCCCTTTACGATGCATGTACATATTTTTTCTCCTTTAGTGGTTGTTTGGTGTCACCTAGCACAGTAATATCAAGTATGATTACTGTGCTGCGGGCTCATCGCCCGCTTTTTCCGAGGTACTCTCCAGGCTGTTTGGAGCACTCGCCTCGGGTTTATTAACGAGGCCTAATTTCATAGCCTCGTCTTTATTTTCAGGATTATTCAAGAATTCGATCAATTCTTGTGGATCGTTATCGAACCTAGCCCGTAATTGGGCTGGTAAGGACATAAATTCGTCCTCTGCGGCGATAACTTTGTTAAGGGCATCATGGTAGTCACCGATGCCGGTAAAGTCGCCATAGCGAGGCGACATTGTCTTTGTAGGTAGTTGGCCAGTTATATTGAACTGGCGAAGAATATTATTAATATCGGTTTCGTCTTTGAAATGCTGCTGAGTCCGAGTTACGTCCTCACAACGTAACCCAGACTCATTTGACGCAGCATTCGTGTCGTAATTGTAAGGATTACGGATAAATGGTTCTTTAATTTTCATTTTGATAATTTTTGACGTAGTTTGTTAAAAATTGTTTCTGGATCGACATAGTTTTTGACAACATCTTTTGCAGATGTTGCCATACGTTTAGCGTCACGATACCAGTAAGGATCAGCAGATGGGGCAATATTCTGCTGAGTATTTGTGGTCTGGGCATTAACCAGTCCACGTGTTGAGCGAAGATTCATTATTTCTTCGTCAAGTTTTCTAATTTGCGCTTCCAAATTAGTTTTTTGTTGCGTAGATAACGCAGTATCTTCCGCAGCTTTTAAGGTTAAAGCTTTGGTTTGTATTGTATCTGCCTCAGTCTTAATAGCCTGGGCAGTAGTTGCGGTTGTCTGGCTTGCTTTTAAATCAAGGTCAGCACTATTTGATGCAAGTGCCTGATAACCTTGAACGCCAGCTCCTAAAGCGTTTTCCATCTTTGCAGTAGAAACGCTACCCATAGAGCCGGTAGGAACACCGGCACCGCCTTGTGTATATGCAAGCATGGGATTTAACCCAGCTTTTTTCATATCTTCGATAGCTACTTGATATTGTGTTTGTCGCATACGCTCCTGAAAGTCCATTTGCGCTTGCGCTTGTGCAGCCGAAGCAGCGTTGGCTGCTTGGCTTATATCCCAGTTTTTTTGATTGGCTTGTTGTTGGCCAATAAAGCCTAACACGCCTCCAGCTACACCAGATACGGCGGATCCTAGATCGAAGCCCATTAGAAATGGTCAATCAAGCCAGGTACAGAGTACATAGGCAGTGGTCGGGCTTTCTTAACATCAAAGAAAGAATCAAAAATGAACTGTTTTCCGTTTGCTGCTGAACCGACAGCAACAATACGGTCAACAGGAGGTGTATCACTGATAAAAGTATCATTTAAAGTTGGTAAAGTTGTGAACTTCTGGGCAAGATGCCAGGCATCAATAGTGCCAGTTGCAGTTGATCTAAAGAGTCCGGAAATTCGGCTAGGATAATATCTATATTCCGCCCAACGTTCTTGGTATCCAAAGACGTCGTCGTCTGTTGAGTTTCCTGTAACATAAATTTCCTTATTAAGAACGGCTTGTTCGCCTAACATTGCAAAGGCTGGGAAGTAGAAGTCGTAACGTGTTTCACGACTCCACATCTTGCTTAGTCCTTGTTGATATGTGAGGTCAGCACGGATTGAAACCAATCCGATAATGATGCCGTGCTCAACAAATGACTGAGTAAATCCATGATTATGAGCGAGAGCAGTACCCATAGAAGCAAGTGTACCGAGAGGAGTGTTAGTCCCTGTAGCAGCAGAAGCAGACGTCTGCGCGATTGGATTAATGTTGATCGGTGTTGAACCGCCTCCAAGGTATTCAGGCCTTTGGAGTCGGGCATCTGGAGAAATAACTCCGAAGTGCGATCTAATAATTTCTGTATAACGTGTTCCACCGCGGGCATCCCTCTCGAGTAATTTTTGAATTTGGAATGATTGACGTAATTGATTAATTGTTGCAGCAGTAGCTGACGATAAATCGGCATAAAGTCCAGACACTCCGTCTGGTACTAAGCCTAATCGTTTAACTGTAGATGGAGCACCACCGGCAGCAGAACCTACTGCGGTGTTGTATCCAGTTGTAGAACCTTCTAAAGAAGGTGAAGCAGATTGGAGTCCCAATCTAGTAGTACCGTCCCATAAGCCCATAGCTTTTCCGTCTCCGTAGACGGGGGCGGTTGAGCCTAACGGCAGAGTTACTGCATCTCCTTTTTGTGGCCAAGGAAGTGCAGATGTGAAATAGTCTTTGCGTTTGCCACGACGTAATAATTCGTAATTGGCAGCCGCAGTTGTATCAGTTACATCGCCTTTATATACGAGTACTGAATCTTGTAAGTTTTCATCACGGAACCATTCGTTCCAGATGAGGTTATATCCACGTGTCCAGAAAGCTCCGTGGTCTATTGTTTTTGTTGGGTCCATTTGACCTACAGTTGGCAAGCCCATGTAGTCTTGTAAGGACCCGATGGCGTATCCGCCTTCTGGTGATGTTTGTTGTGGTACCACATAGTCGATTGAGTCGTCTGGATTATCTTGTTGGCCCATAAATCGTTGCCAGTTATCCCAGACTAATCGGTTTGGTACAAAGAAAAAGAATGAATCCATCACCATGTTATCCATGATTGGATATAGAGGTGTAGATAGACGTGCAAATGCAGTCATTTTTAAGTTGAAAGTGTCTCCTGGAAGCACTTCAT